CTTTGAGTTATTCCAAAACACCTACGTGAACAACCGACAGCAGTTCATCGAAAGAGTGTTCAATGAGTTGGCAGCATTGCAAGGACTTTCGAACCGTCTATTCATTCAAGACACTGAGCCGATTTCTATTCAATTCAGCGAGAACACGGTTGTTAGCGTAATGACGCAAGAAGAAATAAGAGAGAAAATCGGGCTTCCTAAACTTGAACAACCGCTACAAGCTGCCAAGACTTCAAAGGATGAGGACGATGTTCTTATTGAGTACTTCAAGAACTGCGGCTCTACGGACTACGAACCAGTCGGAAATGGCAAGGCTCTGAACTTTGAAAGCGAAACCTCCGCAAGATTACACGAGGAACTGAACCGAAAGTATTGGTTTGCTGAGATTGACCCGTTAGATACGGCTATCCTGAACATCCTAAAGGAGAATCCAGCTACTCCATTCTTGGCAATAGCAGAGCAGCTACAACTATCGATTGAGAGGGTAATGGCTGGGCTTCAAAGATTGAACGAAGCGAACGCTATCAAGATAGCCATTGACGAGGTTCTTGACTCTACGCAAAGAGCCGTAGAAGTAACCAAAGAAGGCGAACGGTTGCTTGAGGAAATACCACCAGTCGAAGAAGAGTTCGTTATCCGTTACGTGTACTCTAAACGACCAGAGGCAAGCGGTGCGGCTATCATTCCAACTACTCGACCATTCTGCCGTGAGTTGGTTCAAGAAACACAGGCTGGCAAGAGCTGGAAACTTACCGAGATTCAGAACATCGGAGTAAGTCAAAACCGTAATGTATGGATGCGAGGCGGTGGCTTTTGGGGAAAGTCTTACCATTGCCGACACTATTGGGAGCAGAAATTAATGAAGGTTAAAAAGTAATGGCTAACGTTCTCTTCATATCGGAAACATTTCTCAAGGACAACACTTTGCTCCATGAGAATATCGACTTTAAATATCTGCGACCTGTTGTATTGATGTGCCAAGACATACACATTCAGCACAAGATTGGCACTACATTATACAACGAACTCAAGACACAGATAACGAACTCCACGTTAACGGCTGCGAACCTTACACTTTTGGAGGATTACATTCAGCCTTCTTTGCTTTATTGGGTTCAAGCCGAAGCACCGACAGCGATAAGCTACAAGTTCCTAAACAAGGGTGTACACCAACAGAGTTCTGAGAACAGTTCAAACGCTTCGCTTGACGAAATCAACTTCATTTCCAAGCGTTACAAGGACAAAGCGGAATGGTACACCGAGAGGCTGGTTACCTTCTTGCTGGAAAATGAATCGGATTACCCAGCTTACGCTAACCCTGACGACGGTCTTGATACTATCCAACCTGATACACGAACATATACAACAGGAATGTTCTTAGGGCGCAGACCGAAGTTTATTTCATTGGAAGACAAATATGAGTACAAACGCAAGTAAGAGAAATCAAGCGAAGCTAAAAGCATATGTACACGCTCAACGAAATACTAACCCTAATCGAGAACCAAGCCGCAGCTCATCTGCAAGTGAGACAGTATGGTCAGGGGGACGTTTGGGAGATAAACCCAAAGGAGCTTGACTACCTTGTTCTTTGGGCTATTGAAGAGAGCGTTGTATTATCGGAAAGAACATTGACCTACAACATCCGACTGTTGGCAATGGACAGAGTTCTTCCGGGCGAAGAAAACGAACAGGAAGTTATGAGCGATACTATCCAAGTTCTACTGGATTTCGTGGCGTACTTTCGGCAGCTTCACACCACAGATTTAAGCATACAGACGAGCGTAACACTTGAGCCTTTTACCGAGCGATTTGACGATAAGGTAAGCGGGCATTCTTGCGTTTTATCCATCACACAACCATACGACTATAATAAGTGTCAAATACCAAACTAAAATGACAGAATCTCAAAAATTAATTGGAACACGCGGCTGCAAACTCCTAACAGGAACGGGAGCTTTGACTGGCTTGAAAGGCTACGCGATCATAGCGCAAGAAGATACCGTATTCACTACCTTCGAAGTGGATGGCGTTGATGCTCTTGCTACCTTCGGGTTGACTGGCGCAACTGTAAAAGCTGGGGCGTACATCGTAGTTCCTTCAGGCGATGCAATCACAGCCATCACCATGTCAAGCGGAAGCGTTATCATTTATAATCAATAGAGATGCCATCAATTTTAACACGACCATCGGGCGGTGGAGCTGGAGGCGGTGCATCCGTTGCCGTTGTATTGGATGACGATACACCGAAGTTAGGGCAGTCCGTTACAATCACGGCAACAGCCACAGGTATAACGCCAACATCTTACACGTTCTATCTGCCACAACAAGATGGCAGTTTTGAAACGGTCACGCAAGTTGGCAACACTTATGCTTGGGCTGTTTCTAAATATGATGCGTTCACGGTTACGGTAACAGCTACTGACGGAAGTTCTGAAGGTTCGGGAAGTGCCACAGGAACAACTACGGGCGATGTGGATGCAGATGCTTTCATAGCGGCTCACAATACAGCCACAGGCGGCACAATGGACGCAACGATGGAAGCCAATACATTGGGCTTTTTTATACGCTTGAAAGGCATTAACACGACCTATAACGAAAATGTCTTTTCGCAGTTATTGGCAGCCAATGCTGAACTTTACCCGATGATGCCTGACGATGTAAGCAATGCAAGCATTTCAGGTTATTCAATCAACGCCATTGACCCAACGCGAAACGCCACGATGGTCGGATTCGTAGCGGGTGACGCAACGGTTAATGGGCTTACGGGCGGTGCTGGTAAGTACATGATAATGAATAACGCACCTGATGACTACGGGCAGGATGATGCATCTGTTCACGCGTATATAAGAACATATTCGCAAAATAAAACTTCAATCGGTGCGTCAGACGGCACTAACACAGGTAGCCCAAACGCATCAACAACTTCAATTGACCAAGCTGCAACCGCTGTCAAAAGTTGTGTTAACTCAGACACATCAATACTTATCAGCGAAACCAATTTAAAAACAGGTTTCTTCACAGCAGATAGGAACAATGCAGATTATCAATTAAGCGTACATAATGAAAAAATAAACGCTGTTGAAGCAAACACAAGTGCAATTGCATCTTCAAATGTATATTACGGTATGGCTGGAAACCAAAATGGAACTGCTGGACGTAACTACGACGGCAGCGTTTCATGTTTGATTAATTCACAACACTTGGCAGAACTTTCTTTAATTACACTTACAGAAGCGGTAATTTGGCTACAAACTCAAATCGCAAGAAATGTATAAGATTCTTTTTTTCGAGCAATTCGATTGGATTCCTGAACAAGCAAGTTGGGGAGCTTGGGATATACCATCACCTTACGTAGACGAAACGCACAACGGCTGGATGTTGCCTGATGGATGGCAAGAACACATGACCGAGCGCGGCATAAGCTATGTGATTTTGGAAGTGCCAGAAACTGAAGAGCCATAACGGATGGATGCTATTATCGAATCACTTTCGAACTACGGAATTGCAGGAATCTTCCTTGCTGTTTTGGTTTACTACTTGAACAAGCTAACCGACATCCACCGAGAAGAAAGGAAGGATTGGCAAGTTGCAAATGACAAGCACGTAGAGAAGTTCAGCGAGGTCATTTCCGAAAACACTAAGGCGTTGGTTGAGATGCGAGGCGAACTTAAAGAGAACCGTTGCAAAATGTAAAATGGTGCGCTATTGCACCAAGAGAATGTAACTGCAAAGATGGAAACTGTGACCAAAAAGACACGACCAAGCGCGGCAAAGTTAGCCGCAGAAGTGATAAAGGAGTTTGAGGGTTACTCTTCAAAGCCTTATCTGTGCCCGGCAAACATTCCAACCATCGGCTACGGTAATACCATGTACGCAAATGGAGAACGGGTAACTATGGACGACCCTGAGATTGACCAGAAGGAAGCTGAGAAGATGCTGCTCGATACAATTAAATCAGTAGAGAAGCAAGTCAAGAACGTAGTCGAGGTCAAACTTCCAGCTCATAAATTAGCCGCGTTAATTTCATTCACTTACAACGTAGGAATTGGGAACTTTTCAAACTCCACTCTGCTGGCGTGGGTCAATTCAAATCCTGACTTTCCAAGAATACCTGAGCAGTTCAGGCGATGGAACAAAGGAGGCGGCAAGGTTCTGAAAGGATTAGTTAGAAGGAGAGAAGCAGAAATAGAACTGTGGGAAGGGACATCACGATACATTTAGCAAAGGTCTACACACCTTACATTTTAGCTTTCTTGCTGGGCGTTCTTGTGTCTTGGCAAGGTTGCGGAAGCGGTGAAATTCAAACCGTAACCATCGAGAAACCAATCCATACAACCAAATACGTTGACCGTTGGAGAACTGATACGGTCAGGTTTGTTTCTAAGCAAATAGTAACGCGACACGATACCATATATTCGGAAAAGATAGTTACTCGTTTAGACACATTGTTAAAGGTGGATACGGTCAAGATAGTCGAAGCATGGCTGTCAGAGGTCAACTGCTATGACACTACGGTCAATGATGTCCGGGTAAGGTGGCAGAATTACCAGAACATCACCGAAAATCTTAGCATTGATTACACGCCTAAAGTGGTAGGTGCAAAATTTGCACTCGGAGTTCACGGTAACGTCGGCTTGATTTCTGATTTTCAAAGCCAGTATGTCCCGATGTTCGGGATTGGTTTGCACGGGTCAATTAAAAAGACCTACCTTAGCGCAAACTACGGCTTTAACGGTCAACACTTTATCGGTGTTGGCATTGGTCGAAACATTATACAGAAATGATTTACAACGAGAACCCAATTACGAGAGAAGCAATCGACAAGCTACTGAAAAAGAACGCTTCAATTCAAGCCAGTTTAGGAACTGATTCGACAGAAATAGAACTCTTTGAAGCGAAGATTAAGTGGGCGGAGATACTTAGGCAAATTCGTTCGCTCGATCCTGAGTTTGCGGACGTAGTTCAGGCACAATGAGCGACTTTCGACCACGCATAAAAGGTCAAATGCTGGATGCTTGGAATAACCTAACCCGAAAGGAGCGTAGGATTTTAGTAATAGGTGACCTCCACGAACCGTTCTGTCTTGAAGAGTACCTTGACTTTTGTAAGGAGACTTACCGAAAGCACAATTGCAACCAAGTTATTTTTATCGGAGACGTAATTGATTCTCACTACTCCAGCTTTCACGAAACCGACCCTGATGGTATGGGCGGAGGTATGGAACTCGAACTTGCGATTAAGCGATTACAACGATGGGTGGAAGCTTTCCCAGTTGCTGACGTTACAATAGGAAACCACGACCGTATAATTAGCAGAAAGGCGTTTACTGGAGGCATTCCAAAGGCTTGGATTAAATCGTTTAACGAAGTATTGAAAGCCCCGAATTGGAACTTTGCTGACCGAGTTGTTTACGATGGGGTGCAGTACGTTCACGGAGAAGGAGGAACGGCAAGAACCAAATGCAGAGCAGATATGCAAAGCACGGTTCAAGGACACCTCCACACGCAATGCTACACCGAGTGGTATGTAGGGCAAAATTTTAAAGTGTTCGGCACTCAGATAGGTTGCGGAATTGATAATGACAAGTACGCTTTTGCATACGCTAAACGAGGAAAGAAACCAGCTATTGGCTGCGCTGTTGTAATAGGCGGCAAGACGGTAATTAACGAACTGATGAACTTATGACAACCTTTCTTTTGACCGCTATTCTGTTCCTCGTTCTGTTGGTTGTGGGGTTGTTGGTCTATCTTCTTTACGCTGTCCGGGCAATCATCGACACTCAAGACGTTATCTTCGATGCTGCGGTTAATGCGGAGGAGATGTATAAGGAGATTGAGATGAACCAAGAGGCTATAATGAACGCCCATTTCAAGCAGAATTGAGTTGAAACTGAAATTATTTTCATTTTTTTTGACCTAACTATTGTGATTATTCAAAACAATTGTTTTATATTTGGTGCATCATTAACGGGGTAACCCACTAAAAACAGAACAAAATGACAATCGAAGAAACAATCCAAATGATTAACCTACTAAAGGCAGAAAACAACCCAAGCAATAATGAGCTAATTGCCTTCTACGAAAGAAAAGTAAAAGAAGCTTACGCTCACGCAATTAACCAAGCATTCAAGTAATAATCAAGGGGTAACGGGTAATGCCGACCCCACAAAAAACAGAACCATGAACCACTTACAATTCGAACTTACAATGTCCAACGAGCAGATACCAGCTTTCATTCGGTTGGTTGCTCGCAAAGCAATTACAGATTTGAGAACCGCTCCAGTTGATGCGGGAACAATACGAGTACAACCGTTTGAGTTTTGGCAGATTGTCAAGCATTCAGGCGCAGAGCCTATCAAGTCAGGGCTTTACACCTTTATTCGCATTTATGACGACCAGCACAACGCGGTTGACATTCAATGTTTAAATTCGTAAATTCAATTTTTAATAATCATCAAAAACAGAACGATGAATCAAACACAGAAAGAGAGGCTTCAAACCCTCGCAAAAGAGAACGGTCTGAACAAAGACCACTTCTTCAAAAGCCCACAAGGGTTCGTAATTATCACCCGACAAGGCATTGAGCGCATCCAAGCGCACAAGGGCATCCGAGTAACTTACGATGTGGTCAGCTTATCCGATGACCTAAAGCACGTAGTTATCAAAGCTACTGGCGAGATGGCGCGACCTGACGGCTTACCCGTTACAATGGAAACATTCGGAGAGTCTGCACCTGACAACACACGTCAAAAGTACCCTGTCGCAATGGCTGAGAAACGCGCACTATCAAGAGTGGTATTGAAACTGTCAGGGCTTTACGAAGTAGGCGTTTTCGGAGAAGATGAGTCGGACGATTTTAAACGAGCGTAAGATGGAAGAGCAAGGAATATACGAAGCAATAAGCAGCTCTGAGCAACGTTCGGAGGAATGGCACGCGCAAAGGTTAGGGAAGTTCACAGCTTCACGCTTTGGGGACTTGATGACCAACAGCAGAAAGAAAGACGAGGTACTTGGACAGACCGCTATTTCATACATCTACGAGAAGGCTGCAGAGCTTCTAACGGGCGAACGCAAGGAAATCTTCGGTACTGCCTTAGATTGGGGAAACGAATACGAACCAATCTGCAAGGCTTACTATTCAGAGTTGAAGGGCATAACAATTGAGGAAATGCCGTTCGTTGAGATTAACGACTACTCAGGTGCAAGCCCTGACGGAATGGTAGACGGAGAACTGATAGAAATCAAATGTCCGTACAACACCGCGAACCACCTCAAGACTGCTTTCGAGGGTTACATTGACCCTAAGTATATGTGGCAGATGCAAGGGCAAATGCTGGCAACTGGAGCGTTAGCCTGTCGGTTTATTTCATTCGACCCACGCATCAAGGACGAACGCTTTAAGCTTATTGAAATCCGGGTAGAAGCAGACCTTGAGATGCAGGAACAACTCCGCGAACGGTTAGCGTTTGCAAATGATTATCTTCGTAAACTATTGGAGCAATGAGGTCAATAAAGTTTAGAGGACTATCACTAAAAGATAGCACTTGGGTTTACGGTTGTTTAGTTTATTCAGAAGCAAACGCTCCATTTGCTAAACACGTAGATTATGCCAAGATAATAACAACTAACGGAGAAACCACAGAAGTTTGGGTTGCTACGGTTGGTCAATTTACTGGGCTTCAAGATGTAGATGGAAAGGACATTTACGAAGGTGATATTGTTGCTCCTACCAAATTCAAAGATAAGCCTAACGATGTCGAGTATATCAGTAATGGGTTCTACAGAACAAAACAACATAAGGGACAGAAATATTTGAATCCTTTGGGTAATTGCGAAGTAAAAGTTGTTGGTGATGCTTATACCGACACGTATTAAATAAGTAACCTTTTAAACATCAAATAATGGAAAACAAAGTGATTTTTGTGGATGGCTTGAACGTCTACACACCGAACGAGAACGCCCCTGACTGGGTAAAAGCGAGCATGGTAATTAACCCGAGCAAGCTGGTCAAGTGGTTGCAGCAAAATGACGACTACCTAAAAGAGGGCAAGCACGGTCTTGAGTTACGACTTCAAATCAAACAGTCAGCACAGGGCAAGTTATACGCAAGCGTTGACACCTACGAGCCCAAACTTAAGGAAGAGGTAAGTTCTAAACAACCAGTCGTTGAAGAAGAAAGTGATCTCCCGTTCTAAAATTGTCAAAGATTTAGATGCAGTCTTTAGCCGTTACATACGGTTAAGGGCTGCAAATCTTGACGGCTTTGTGGAGTGCTACACTTGCGGACGGTCGTACCATTGGAAGAAAATACAATGCGGACACTTTATGAGCCGAGCAAGGTACGCAACGAGATGGCACGAGGACAACTGCCGACCACAATGCTACGGTTGTAACGTAATGCAACAAGGCAGACAGTACGACTTCGGGCTGAACCTTGACCGAGAACGAAAAGGTTTGGCGGAAGAGATGCACCAGCTCAGTCTAACAACGGTAAAGTTTGCAACGTGGGAACTGGAGGAGATGCTCAAGGAGTATAAAGAGAAGGTCAAATCCTTAGAATCCTGAACTTCCTAAACTTCCTAAGTGATATTTTTTTTGCCTTAGTGTTTTGGATATTCAAAAGATTATTATATTTGAGGCATCAATTAAAAAAACAGAACAAATGAAAACTCAAGTAACAATCGAAAGCGAACTAAAAAGAAGAATGGATTTGGTTGAAAACCCTGACTTCAGAAAGTCATGTGTTGAAATAGCCAAGAAACTCGGAATCAGCGCAAAGGACTGGAACGAGAACAAAGGTTTGCTTCTTATGATGTGGGCTAATGAAGTTTGCAGAATAGAGAACGAGAATAACTAAAATTCAAACGGGGGTCGCGCATCCGTAACGCGAGATAAAACAAGAAGAATGAAAACAATGAGCTTTATGTTTGAAAACATGAAACACGTAACAGCCAAAGGGATAATCGACCCGGACGACTTTTACAGTGTTTTTTTGGAAAAGAATCTGATCACCTTTCAAGGTAGATATTCTGCGAACAAACTTTCGAGTTATGAAGGTCTATGGTCGTTCGATATAAACGGCTGCAATGGTTTTTTTGAAGCACAAACAGAAATAGAAGGAGTACAAATAAAAATCGTTTTAACATGAAAACAAGAAGTTTCAAACATTGGATTGCTAACCTTGAAGTGGAGGTCAGCTTTACGCATTATCCTGAAGAGCCGATGGTCAGGTATTACTCAGATGGCACGGGTCATCCGGGCTGCTCCGCTTCGGTCAACGACATTTGCATCACTACAAAAATAAACGGTGTAGACGTGGACATTACGGACGTATTGGAGGCGTTAGAATATGACGTTGAAGATATAGCTTGGGAGGTAGCTGGAGAGAGATGATTATCAAATTAACCACCGAGAAGAGCGTCTTTGTTGAGATAGACGGACGCACCTATTATATCGACCACTCACTTGACGAGCCTATCATTGAGTACTGGACAGAAGAACAAGAACCAATAAATTTAATTGAAGATGATTCAAATAGTCAAGATTGACGAAGTGATAGCGGAGGCGAACGCCAAGAAGATAACCGCCTATCGGATAGCCAAAGACACGGGGCTATCAACTCAAACCGTGTACGCTTACTTCGCTGGCGAAAGGGTCAGTGTAAGAACACAAGAAACAATAATCAATTACATAAATCAGAACTGATGTTTTACAACACGAACAACGAAATAGGGACAGAGCTGAAGAAGTCCCAAGAGAAAGCCAAAAGTCAGGACGAACTTGTTCTACTTTATTTCAGAAACCATGACCAGCTCGGGGTAACACCTGAGCGAGTCTTACGGCACTTTCAAATCATGGAGCCGTTATCTTCCGACAAGTGGGCAAAGACACCTATTACTTCAATTAGAAGGTCGTTCAGTAACCTCCACAAGAAAGGGCTAATCGAGAAGACCGGTTACAAGATAGAAGGCGAATTTGGCAAACAGATAAATGTTTGGAGATGCAAGTGAGAATCAATGACAACATGAGGCAGCAACTGACCGATATAATCGAGCTGCACAAGGGTTACTTTGGTGGAGATGTGGAACATTTGCTGGATGCTCTGAACGGAGTTAAAGCCAGCAGATACATCGGACAGGAAGCAAAGGATGTAATCTCAAACATCGAGAAAGCTACAGGCATAGCATACTCCGAACTCAAATCAAAGAACCGTGAACGCGGAACCGTAATAGCAAGGCAGTACGCAATGTTTCAACTGTACGACATCCTGTACCCTTTAGGTTATACGTTGACCGAGATAGGCAAGATGTTCAATAGAGACCACTCTACTGTAATCTATTCCATTCGACAGGTCGAAGATGCCCTGAGTGCTGGAGACTTTTTAGTAACCAAAATCCACGAGAACTATGGAAAGCTGGAAGCTAAGATTGCTTGACTTTGTAATGTGGACACTTGGATATGAGCGAGAAAAATGACTTCCAAGTGGCACAATTTTGTATATTTGCTACTTACTAATGAACGCCTGACAAGCGTTTGATAATGGCAAGGAATGA